CAACAACGACTTCGTCCCAAGTATCTGCTTTAGCAACCATATCAACCATTTCAGTTTCGAAACCATCAAATACGACACCAGCACGATAACCTGCTTTAAAGTGAATATTAATTTTATCAATTAATGGATAATCATTAATATCTTTACCACGCAGACCAAAGAAATCTTTATCCATTAAGTCAGTGTATAGATTATAGAACCCACGAACCATCCCTGGATATGCAACACGAACTTTCTTTTCAATTCGTGCATCCTCAACAACATTTAAGTATGAGTGAAACCCTGAAGTTTCCTCCACTGCTTTTTTCCAACCATCTGCCGGAGTGAAAAGTGCGTGACCAATCTCATGACCAATCAGACCATCATATACAGCAACTCCCATCTCTTCCCATTTAGGAAGAGTTAGAACCCTATTCTTCACATCAAATGATGCAGTAGAAACATTTTTGTGTTCAACAGACAAATCTTCTGTTGCCATTAATTTAGCAAGCGAAGACTTGGATTCAAACGATATAACATTAGACATATTTTACCTCTCTTTTTATCAACTTATGTACATATTATACCATAAATACGAGGCCTATGTAAGTATTTTCAAAAATAATTACAAAATAGTTGAAAAATTCTTCTGTTTCTTGACTCTAAGTAGTTTGTCGAACTTGGATTCAATCTCTGCTCCCTTGTGTGATATCACGAATGTATTTGTTTCTTTTCCTAATGTCCTAAGTATTGCTAAGAAGTCATCTATCCCAGTTTGGTCTAATGACGAATCGAATACTTCATCTAGAATAAGTAAATTACAGTTAGTTGAATTCCTCAACTTAGCGACTTCTCTCCAAGTAAATAAGAGTGCCAAATCAATACGTAACTTCTCACCCTCACTAAATGATGCATAGGAGAATTCGTCACGATATCTCGATTTAATAATCTCAGTGAAGTTTTCATCTAGACTGAATGATACTGAGAAATTCATCGCTGACAAATATTTGTTTATCAGTTTGTTCATTGCTGGCAGATAGTTTCTAATGATTCTAGTCTTGATGCCAGTATCTTTTAACATTGATGCAACTATAAGGTGGTGTTGTTGTATTTCCAATAGTTCATACTTATTATTGCTTAACTTATCCAATAACACATTCAATCTATTCAACTCTGAGTCATCCATCAGTTCCACATCAGATGCCAGAATGATATTAATCTCATTATGTAGTTTAGTGATATACTTGTTGATAGCACTGATAGAATTATTATTCTTTGATATCTTACTCTCAATATCACCTATATCATATCTAACTGTTTCTATTGAGTCAACTCTCTCTTCTATTTTAGTGAGTTCTTTTCCCAATGTTGACATTGCAGTTTCGAGTTCTGTCATCTTATCTTCTCTAGTCATTAACATTGTATCTTTATGTTCTTCTAGAATTCCTTGTGAACAAGTTGGACAATGTTGATTAGTGTTGAAAAATAATATCTCCTTCTGTAGACCATTTTTAGATGAGGTGAACTTAGCTCTGAATTTAGATAACTTAGAACGTCTATCATTGACAGTAGACTCATCAGTAATACTACCAGCCATCTTATCAATATCAGAACGATATCTATCAATCGTTTCTGTAATAGTCTCTATTGATTTTTGATTCCCAACAATATCTACATTAATCTCTGTTATCCTATTCTCATCCTTGTTCCTCAGATTCTCCAGATTCTTCTTTTGCATTCCAATCTTTTCTTCTGTTAGTTTGACATCGTAACTATTATCTTTTATATCATCCTTTAAATTAGATAGACGGTCCTTGTTGATATCATTCATTACTGAGAATATCTGTATACCTAATAACTCTTCAATAATAGACCTACGTTGTGGTGCAGGTAATCTCATGAACGGAACGAATGACCCTGAACCAAGTACCACAATTTGTCTAAATGAACTCTCATTCATTTTCAGAATATGTTGTTCTAGATTCAATTGATAGTCCTTAGTCTTAGCATCTTGGTCTTTCAATTCACCATCGACAAATATATCAAACACAGCTGGCTTAATTCCTCTTACCACTTTATACTGAGTATTGTTTACTTTAAACTCTAACTCAACCACACAATGTTTTTTGTTTATCGTGTTGACCAACTGACCAAGTTTAATTTTTCTAAAGGCTTTACCAAACATTGCAAACGATAACGCATCTAACATAGTAGACTTACCAGCACCATTAGTACCCACAATCAAAGTAGTGGAATGATCAGATAGATTCATTTCAGTAAATTGTTTACCTGTGGATAGAAAGTTACGCCATTTTATTTTCTCAAATTTAATGATAACACTTCTCCTATGTTATTTTATTATTGACTGTACCAATAGCACACGATACAAACGATTTTGCTTTGGCACCTAAAGAGTTAAATCCCTTCATAGGATACCCCAACTTTGACAACGTGGTTGCTACTTCATCTCTTTTTGATTCATTAATATCAATATCGATTATACCTTCTTCTACATTCACATCAGCAATTGCATCAAATGTCTCTTGTAGTTTTTTAGTGATGGAACTGGCACAACCTCCACATTTAATGTTTTCTACTCTAATTTGCATTACTTCTCCTATGTTATATTAATTGCTTCAATGTATAATTCTTGTAGAATCTTCTTGACCACTTCATTATCAACCTTATCAAGTTCAGTAGAATCTACATACTTGCTAAGTGCAGTTAACGTGTCCTCAGTAGTGATTATATCGTCATCATCGTCATCTAACGTGAAATCTTCTATTATCATTAACTCACTAGAGATCGTGTCTAATTCATCAATTAAACGGTCGTACTGCTTATAATTAGTCTTCTCAATCACTACCAATTTAACTATCCTACCTTCATACTCACTCATATCGAGCATATCTATCTCTTTAGAGTCATCATAGAATATCTTATGGTGTAGTCTATCACAATTCTGTATAAATGTCAAGTCTAATGTTTCAGTATCGAATAGATGGAATCCACGAGGGTCATTAAAGTCTGCCCAGTTAATCTCATATGGTGAACCTAAGTAATAGACCTGACCATTATCAGACTTGTGATGATAGTGACCGCTCATAACCATGTCATATTTCTTTAAAAAGTCTGTAGTCCTAGACTGATACCTAGAAGTCACTCCTCTATACATCTCAAATCCAGTCAAATCAAAGTGACCAAATGCAATAGTAGATTTACTAGACTTAATAAAATCTAGTATCTCTTCTTCATTCTCATCATTAATCCAAGGGATAATATCAATAGGTAAGTCATCGAATATATGTGTTTGGGGTTTACTATATGATATGATAGGTGAATCATCATACGTATCAAACAACTCATTCACAGAGTTAACAGAAATTAAATTCTTGTAGAACGTATCGTGGTTGCCTACCACTGTATGAACAGTAATACCCATCTCTTCTAACGGAGCAATGAATCTGTTTCTCATTTCATAAAGAGTGTTGATGTTGACGTTCTTTCGATTGTCCATCAAATCACCACAATGTACAACTACTTTAATATCATTCTCTAATAGATATGGGAAGAATTGTTCCTCATAGAATTTATAAAAATAGTCAGAGAAAACACTATTATTATTCCTTGCACCAAAGTGCGTGTCAGTTATTATTGCTATCTTCATTTGTCTTTCTTATCATCATCCATGAATTTCTCAAGGGCTTTCTTCTTCTTCGCTTTTGCTTTCTTAGCAGCCTCCTTCTCATCCATGTCAATTATGAACGCCATATAGTCATTGTATATCCCTGTGTTCTCTTGATAGAAATCTTTACCAACATCTTGTTCTTGTAAGGACGCTAATGCATCGAAACCCCCATTGATAGCGAAATGCTTATACTTAACGTACTGTTGTTTCTTCTCCTTCTGTATTCGTCTTAAGAACGCGTAATATATTATCTGAGTGAAATAAGCGAATGGATTCTGAGACTTCTCTGGATTGAAGTTATGCATGTAGGCAAGACAGTTTTCAATGCCGTCTGATATCATATCATCTTTATAAGTGTAGTTAATAAAATTAGGTCGATACGATAATCTGGTTGCAATCTGTAAGAAACATTTTGCAATGTAATTCGGAATGGTAGGTTTCTTCACCTCTGCTTCCTTAGCGACATCACATAGTTCTTTATAATCTATTAGTGCTTTTAAAAAATCTTTATTGTTAATGTAGTGACTACTACTTTTTGTTGCGTCTTCAAGTTTCATTTATACTCCTAGAAAATTATTAAATACTTATTAGAAACAATTATAACACATATCATGACAAATGTCAAGAGGAAATGCAATAAAAAAAGAAATAAAATACTGAACGAACGAAGTGAGTGAAGTTGGCATCGAACGAAGTGAGATGACAATTCCTAAGATACTACTAGATGTTATTAGGGCGTAGATGTATCCAAAAAGATTATAGATATATTAATTACATTTAGTTCTAGTAACATTTCTAGTAGACTTATTTCAGTCGTTTCACTCCTCATAAACAACTCACTTCGTTCGTTGTTCTTCCCTCTCTCACTTCGTTCGTTCAGTCAGTTGGGTTAGTTATTTTTATTACTTATTTATTAATACTTTATTAGTAATTTACTACTAGCGATACTGTTTATAAGAGACAGGTAACGGATCCTGTTTGCCACTGAATGTTAATTCATTCATCTCTAATGGACTTCTCCTCACGGGTATGTCCTGACACGATTAATTTTAATTATCTATCCACTTACACGGTGGCATCAAATTACAGTCCTCAATTCAGTATGTTCTATGTCGAATAATATAGACTGCTCACTTCACTTTCGCTACTATCCTTGTTGGTATAATCAAGGCAGAAATCATTATATGTAATTATTTGGTATTATCTAGTTATTATAACTGCCTTATATGTTAAAGGCACTCCAGTACTTTTGCTTTCATAGTACTGATTCAATCTCTTGTTTGCATCAAAGATTCTTAATCGTGCTTTTCTAGCTTGTTTCTGTGTATCAGTTAAATCTTTTAAAGGTTTGTCTTTCATCATACACTCCAATTAAATAAATAGTTTGACAACATTTCGGTTGCGGTATCCCATCCCTATATGTGACCACCGATTACTCATATTATACATTATACTCATGTAAAAGTCAAGTAATTTATACAATTATTTTTTGAGAGGGTGGTAGTTCAATTGAACCAAATATCTTACTGTAGTTGTTTTTCACATCACCCTGCACTGTTACTACAATGATAACGACTTCCTTACGGAATTCGAAATCACCGTCCTCTGAGTATGGCATGAATGGAAAAAATCCAACACTCATTGTACCATCACCTTGTTTTGTAGGAGCAATACCCACTGGGTCTTTGCATATATAATGAGTGTCAGTCTCTGTCACTTGTGCAACGAATTCTTCACCATTAATCAACTTTACTAATCTTACGTTTTCAATCATCTTATTTCCACCTTATGTATTTTGTAATCAAACTGTTCACTATTATAAATCTTTATTCTTTCAAAGAAATGTTTTAGAGTAAAGTTCTTATGTTTTTTCCAATGTATATCATCAGCAATATCGTATAATGTTGCGTGGTCTTTTACATCACTCTTTCTCAATCCCCTACCAATACTTTGCAAGTTACGTATGCGACTCTTTGATGGAGAAGCAAATATGATATTGTGTAGATTCTTAATATTAATTCCAGTACTGAACGTACCATAACTTGCAATAATTATAGCATCATTTTCTTTCTCAGTAATCTCTCTCACCAACTCTCTGTCTTTAGTTTTCGTCTCACCAGATACAAAAAATATCTTTCTATTTGTATCTTTCAATTCTTCTGTTATTAACTTATGAAGAATCTTACCATGTTTAGCTACCATCTGAAACAGTACAAGAGTATTACCCTCTTGAGTTACTGCAAGATTCTTTATAAATTTATTCCTTTTCTTATTCGATATAAGGAATAGAATTTCTTCTTGATAGGTCAGATTCTTATAAGCTCTTCGTATATTCTCTTCATATTCTAGTACAACACAATGAATAGACAATGATGAAATTTTCTTTTCATCCATCAATTGTTTTGTTGTGATTACTTTATACACAGGTCCGAACAATCCCTCTAGTACAAGTCTATGTGTGGTTGTACCATCTAGAGTTCCAGTAGTTCCAAACTTGTATGGGCAGTCAACCATCTTAGTAGCTATACTAGTAAGAGACTTAGACTTAAATCCGTGGGCCTCATCACCAATCAAAACATTAAAAGATTTGAAAAACATTTTCTTCATTTTATATATACTCTGCCAAGTCGAAATTATAACTTTTTTTGTAGGATCGTTCTTATCGTGTCCAGCATATACTCGGTGACATTTATCTTCTGCACTCCATCCGTTGTGAGTAGAGTAATCAGCGAAGTCATAATACATCTGTTCAACTAATTGAGTAGTAGGAACAATGATTAATATTTGTTTATCGCTTGGGATGATTTGTTCGTACCATCTAATGAGAGTGTATATCATTAGAGACTTTCCAGACGATGTTGGTGATAGAAGTAATGCTCTATTATCTGATATTGCACGAGTCACACCATCTATTTGATAGTCGTGATGTGTGATAGGTTTGTTGTTTGAATGTGGATTTAACCACTTTACGAATTCGGCAATTTCATCTTTATCTGCTTCTATCGGATTAAATCCATTTTCATACGAAAAAGAGTAGTTACCTTGCCTTGCGAACTTCTCAACATACTTATGTAGACCAGCATATAATGCCCCAGTGTATGAGTTTAGGAGTCTTATCTTCCCATCCCATTGCTTAGTTCTGAAAGATGGCATAAATCGATGCCCAGGAACTTGGAATGTGAAAAAGTCTGAAGCTTCAGCCAATATACTTTGCTCTGCTTCAACTCTTAAAAATACATCATCAAACTTTCTAATTACTATATCACTCATATTTTATAATACACCATTTTGAAATTTCTGCCACTCAATCGCATTTCTGATATCCCAATTTCTTGATGATATCGTCTTAATAATCTTCTCAAGATACTCGATTTTCTCTTTCTCTATTACCATTTTAAATTCAATGGCTTGGTATTCCTTATCACTTTCTATATATATTTTGATTTCAGACTTTGAAATTTCATAGTCTGGCCAATTCTCATAATCCTCTGGGTCACCACGACCAATGTAATAATTATATTTTTGCATGTACGTACGCTTCTTCTCTTGCTCCAAACGTTTGAACGTCAAGATTTCACCGACAAGTAATTTCAAATACTTGTTGTGTAGAAGGGGGCTTTTTAAGGATTCTGTATCAAGGTTGTTATGATCATATTTAAGATCTTCATCAACCATTTCCATTATTTTTTCAATTTTCATTTAACACATTATAACACAATTCAAAGGGAATGTCAAGTCTTTTTTAAGTCTTTTTTAAAATTTATTAAACTCAAAGTGTGAATAGTCAAAGTCAACGTTACAAGTAATTGGTTCACCTTCACTAGATACATTAAATCCAACATCACCTATGGTGATAGGATATAAGTCAAAAAACGTTACTGACATATTATAGTTCTTATTATTTGTAAGGATGGTTAGAACACCATCAGAATACCACTCATCTAATTTAGAGTCGTATTTGTTTGGATTTTGAATAGATAGCATCCAATTATACAATTCTTTATAGTTATTAAAATCTTCGTCAACAATGAAGTCGAGAGCGAGTGGTGCAAAATTCAAGTCATCACCTGGAACGTTAAAGTTCAAATGTGGATTAGGTAATGGAACACTGCCTAATGTTATTGTAGGTAAGTCCGCATCCTGTAAGAAGTACGTCACGTTAGGTAGCTTCCGAATTTCGAATTTGAAATTGGAAGGTGTCCCTGGATTTAAGTTATTTGGTTCTTTCATATATTATATTTATACATGAAAAAAGGACTCCGAAGAGTCCTTTTATTATCATTACTTAGTACTTATTACAGATTAGCT